GATTAATCTTTACAAAAAAGTATTTCTCGGATGACCTATGCAGGAGCCCCGCTATATTTTCAGTTTGATACGATTAGTAGGGGACTAGGATGTTTGGAGCCAAAATCCATTGCGCAATATGGAAATCTCTCATTCTTTTTGAGCGATGATGGGTTTTATATGTGCGATGGAACAAAGGTGATTCCCATCGGTGCAGAAAAAGTAGATCGATTCTTCTTTAATGATGCAGAACTTGCTCTTTTAAATAATATGAGTGTAGCAGTTGACCCTGTAAGAAGATGTGTATTTTGGTTATATACGAATAACTCTTCTGCGCAATCCATCATTATTTATAACTGGCAGATTCAAAAGTGGAGTAGAGGAGAGACCACCGCAGATTTTATCTCTAGTGTTGAGACAGAAGGAATTACTCTCGAATCATTAGATAATTATTCTTCTAGTATTGATGCACTGGGAATTAGTTTAGATGATCGTTTTTGGGTGGCAGATAATACATTACTTGCCGGTGTACAGGATGCAAAGATTGTTGCTTTTAGTGGAGCAAACTCTGGAGCAGAAATTGTAACCGGAGACTTAGTTAGTCAGAACTCCATCATTACTTTGGCAAAACCGCAAATCGATGGCGGTACTGCAAATGTATCGGTTGCAAGCAGAGCAGGATTAGATGGTGCAATTGCTTTTGGAAGTGTTGCGCAAGCTGATGCAGAAAATAGATGTTCTGTAAGATCGCATGGAAGGTATCACAGAATCAAAGTTCTTCCCAGTGGAAATTATACAAGTGCTGTAGGAGTGGATTTAGATATCAAGGCAGGAGGAATGCGTTGAGTCAATACCGCGTACTTCCTTATAGTGGTGCCGAGCCTCGCCAGATATCCGAGGTAGTAAATAATGCAATGGCAGGAAAAATTAATAATACCGGCTCGATTAATTTAACTGCATCAAGTGCAACGCAAACCAATTTAGATGATGCCCGTATTGGCCCAGATAGTGTTATTAGTTTTATGCCAACCAATACTGCATCAGCAAGTTTTGTAGGAGATATGTTTATTAGCAGTAGAGCCGATGGGTCTGCGGTAATTAGTCATTCAACAAATACCGAGGCAAGTGCAACCTTTTCTTTCACGATTACAGGTTGATTGAAAAAGTATATATTGCGCCAAAAGATTTACGGGCGCACTGGGATTATCTACGTCCCAAATTAGAATTAGTTTTACAAAAGAGTCCTGAACAATGGATTCCGGAGGATATCTATGCAGATATTCTTATTCAGAATTCCTTGCTCTGGATTGGTTATAACAAACAAATTCCATCTGCGTTTGTAGTTGTTCAAAAACAAGGTTTGATCTTGCATTTATGGGCAGGGTATTCCGGGGCAAATGTAAAAGATCAAGAGCAGTGGAACATCATAGAAGAGATTGCAAAAGAGTTGAAGTGTACAAAAATCACTTTTGGCTCATGGAGAAAAGGTTGGAGTCGTAAAGCAAGAAAGTTTGGCTTTCAACCATATAAATATTTTAAGGAGTTAGAAAAATGAGTTTAGGAGGCGGTGGCACCCAAACGGTATATCAAAATTTAGACCCCAGTCAGGCTCCCTTTGTGAAGTATGGTTTAGATGAGGCAGTCAATTTGTATGAGTCTAGCTCACCTATGTATTTTCCTGGGCAAACGTATGTGGGTCCGAGTGAGCAAACACAAACTGCATTAGATGCGGCACAAACAAGGGCGTTAACGGGAAACCCGTTAGTACCCGCTGCACAAAGCCAACTGCAATCTACAATCGAAGGGGATTATTTATCAGCTACAAACCCCTATTTTGCGAATCGATTTAATACAGCGGCAGATGCGGCTACTCAAAAGTATTTTGATTCTATCAATCAGATTAACTCGCAGGCATCTATGGCAGGACGATATGGTTCGAATGCGATGGGTCAACTGCAAGATCGGGCAACAAGTCAATTTGCAAAGTCTTTAACAGATACCGCAGGAGAACTCGCGTTTAATAATTATGCGCAAGAACGCGCAAGACAACTCGCGGCCTCTCAACTTGCTCCCTTAATGGCAGAGGCAGATTATTCTGATATTGATAAATTATTAAATCTAGGAAGTATTGCAGAAGGATACCAAGGAGCAGCATTAGAAGACTCTATCAATCGATTTAATTTTGAGCAGGGATTGCCACAAAACAAACTGCAAAACTTCTTATCTGCGGCCTATGGTGCGCCTATGGGTAGTATGCAAACCAGTTCCGTTCCAGGAGGTGGGATACAAAGTTTATTAGGAGGAGGATTAACGGGATATGCTTTAGCCTCTTCTATTCCTGCGCTCGGACCGTACGCCCTTCCAATAGGATTGGGCATGGGTTTACTTTCAATGTGATGAGTATAGAACATGAATATATTAGATAAATACAGACTATCTTCCAATTATGGAGCAACCCCATCTTCAAACTACCTATTAGGTTCAGCAAACAATGCAAATCCTATGGTTCCAAAATCACAACCTCAGAATTTAGGATTGTTGAATTTATCCTCAAACTCGAATCCTATGATGGGATTATTGGGAAACCCATTATTTGCAATTGGTACAGCACTATTAAATAACAGACAGTCTTTCGGACAAAACCTGCAACAAGGTTTTCAAAACCTTATGCAACAACAAATGTATAAGGCAGAACAAGATAGAAAAAATCGTGCGGATATGTTGCAACTTCTAACATTGCAAAATCAATTAAAAACAAAACCAGTTGGTTCTCCTTTTAAATTAAATACCGCAGATGGACCTGTTTTAAGGCAACAAATGTCTGATGGCACAGTACGAGATTTAGGAACGCCATTTATTTCAAAGTCAGCTGTGCAAGAAAAATTCGACTTTATAAAAAACAATGTTCCTCGGTTAAAAAATTTATCAGATGCGGAAGCTTTCAATGTAATACGTTCAGACCCAACTTTAATGGGTTTAGTATCATCAAAAGCAGGCGATACAAACATCCAAGTAGATTTAGGAAAAGGAGAACAAGATAAAACAATTAAGAGATCGTTAAAAGAAAAGTTATTTGAAACTGGGGCAGCAATTCAAAGAATTACAAAAATCAAAGAACAATATGACCCTGAGTTATTAAAGTTATCAACTCGATTAAAATCGTTTGGATTGGAAACGGCAGAAAAACTAGGCAAAACACTAAGCTCAGAACAAGCAAGTTTAGTGAGAAGAATGACAAATTTAAAACAAGACACGTTAGAAAATTTAAACCTAACTATTAAACAATTAACTGGTGCGGCTATGTCTGAGCCAGAGGCGGTAAGAATTGGAGGCACTGTACCAATGATAGGGGATTCGCAGACCGTTTTTGATACAAAAACAGATAACGTGATAAGAAATTTAAAACTTGCGCAAGCTAGAACGCAATACGTTTTAACAAAAGGTTACAAATATAAAGATGATATCGATCAAGTTTCCAAAAATCTTCCATTAGATAGTTTTGAAAATGTTATTCAACAAGAAACTAAGAATATTATTGCAGACTTTGCAAAACAGGCAGAAAGAGATGGTGTTGAGTTTGACGAAAACAATTTGACAGATGATCAAAAATTTAAGATTAAACAAAAAGTAACAGACTTATTTGGATTGATTTAATATGGCTAAATTTGACAATGCAACAAAAGAAATATTAGATGAGTTGGGGTATGGAGATGTTGGCAAACCCTTTGAAGGGCCAAACCTTAAATCACCAATACCTGCAAAAGAGACGACGTATGCCGATAAACAAATTTCCGATTTGTCAACAATTTTGCAATCGGGTGTATTTCAAAACAAAGATGATATAAAAAACTTTTTGTCTAAACAAACTGGAAGAAATGTTTTTTTTGATAGAAGTGGTAGGCCGGTATTTAGAGAGCAAGGAGTTAAATACAGTCTGTTACCCGATTATGAAGAAAGTCCGTTAAAAGCATTACTAAGAGATTTGCCAGATATTGTAGAATCAATACCTTCTACAGTTGCAGGCATCACAACCGCTCCTCTCGGTCCTGCGGTTTCTGTTCCGGTAACGGGTTTTGTAGGAGGTGCCTCGGATGCTACAAGACAAGCGATATCTCGAAGTTTGTTGGACTCAGACAGACCGCTCGATTTATTCCAATCAACAAGAACGGGAACAATAGATTCGCTTTTACAAGCAGTTCCATTTGTAGGAAAAAAAGTCTATGAAAGGTTAGTGCCTCCAGATGTAGATCGTTTTGCTAATCGTGATCAGGTTGCAAAGTTAGATGAGTTGTCGGACAAATATGATATACGTTTGACTCCTGCGGAAAAAACAAACTTAGAGTCTTTAATTGCTCAACAATATCAATTAGAAAACTTGCCGCAAACTTCCACAATAATGAAAGAATCCATTAGGGATAGGCAAACCGAAAAGATTTTGCCGAACATAGATAAAGTTATTGCAGATATTGCAGGAAGGGATATGCCTCAGTCCAGGTATCGAATTGGGGTAAAAGCGCAATCAGATTTAGATAATTATTTACAGGGTTTAAAAACAAAAAGAAAAACAGAAGTAGCAAATATTTATGACGAAGCAAAAAAGATCAAAACTCCTATTCAAACAGAAGATGCAGTCAAAAAAATAGATTACTTCTTAGATACTGCAAAAGGAAATCAAAGATCAATTTTACAAAATATTAAAAATGAATTTTATGAGCCTTTAAAAAAGGTAAGTCCAGATAAAGCAAAGAAGTTAAAAAATGATATACGTTCTTTAAATCAAAGTTTATCTGCTCTTGACCCTAGCAAAAAAGAGCAAAAAGTAATCGCAGAGGATATTCAAAAGCAAATTCAAAATTTAACAAAAGAGTTGGATTCCGACGTTTTAGATGATCGGGTGGGAGCAGTGCAAAACTTAAAGTTTTACATTGACTCTAAAATGAAAGATAAAACTTTTGACTCTTTGGATGCTGTAGTACAAGGCCAAATACAGACGATTAAAAAATCTGTAACAGATGCTTTGCAAACAAATCCAAAAATGGCTTTAGCGGATAAAAAGTTCGCAGAGTTATCGGTGCCAATAGATGAGTTTCAAGATAAGTTAGGAGGAGTGGCAAGAACTCCAGATACCACGATTGATAATTTTATTGATCGATACATTCTACAAGCAGAGCCAGAGCAAATTAATTATCTTAAAAATATTTTAAAATCCTCTGACCCTGGTTTATGGAAAAACATTAAAGGAAGAGTATTGCAAGGGTTCTATGAAAAAGCATCAAAAGTAAATCCAAAAGCACAAGAAAATTTGCGCGTTGGGTCAACGTTTGGAAATCTATTAAGAGGAGACCCAAATACCGTAAGAGTTTTGAAAACAACGTTTGATAAGCGAGAGTTTGAAGCGTTACAAGATTTTGCAACACTTTTGCAAGCGACTGGACGAGTTCCTCAGGTTGGTTCAAAAACACAATTTAACAAAGTTGCGCAAGATATTTTGATGAGACCAACTTTTGTTGGCTCTACTTTGAAAAAACTTTCTTTAGATATTTTCCCAAGAATCGGGCAGGCTTACGATGATTTTGTAGCAGATTTAAGAGTAAAAGATGTAGCCAATACTATTCTTTCAGAAGATGGAATGGAAAAACTAAAAGAATTGAGAAAAGTAAAACCTGGGACTGTGAAATATACATCGCTTGCCTCTCAGATATTAGCGAATTTTATTAACCAAAAAGTTTTGGATGAAGAATAATGGCAAAGACTAAGATATCAGAATACGATAGTACCGCATCGAGTAACACCGATATAGATGGTATTAACCTGGGCGAAGGGATGGCCCCTTCATTAGTAAACAATGCCCTTAGAGAATTAATGAGTCATTTAAAAGACTTCCAAAGTGGCTCTAGTTCCGACACCCTTACCTTAAATGGAAAACTTACGGTAAACGCATCGGCAGAACTTTCCTCTGGCCTAACAGTAGATGGGCAGTTTACTTCAACCGGTGAGTTTACTCCGAGCGCACTTACAACCTCGTTATTAACGGGTACCGGAGGAACTCTTAATAATATTGTTATTGGAAACTCCTCTCCTAATGCAGGTACATTTAGCATCATCACTGCAACCACTAAGATAAATGGTCCCGTCTCTGCCGACTCAATTGTAGGTACAACGATTAGCGCAGGAAATGTATTTGGAACATTTCATGGAACATATAGTGGCGATTTAACCGGCAATGTTACTGCCACAAGTGGTACTAGCCAATTCACAAACTTAATTGTAAACGGTACGTTGAACATGGATTCGTCCACCACAGCTACCATTACCAATTTATCTACTCCGGTAAATTCGAATGATGCTGCTACAAAGGGGTACGTGGATTCAGAGATCGCAGGTTTAGTTGATTCTGCGCCAGGCACCCTAGACACCCTCAATGAGCTTGCGGCCGCCCTAGATGATGACCCAAATTTTGCGGCATCAGTTGCCAGTTCTATAGGTACGAAACTGGCTTTAACTGGAGGAAGTGTTACCGGTGTAATTAATATGGGTGGCAATACCATTGATAATGTTGGTAGCGCATCGACGGTTTCGCAGGTAGTAAACAAAGGGCAGATGGATACGCAAGATGCTCTTAAATTGAGCCTTACTGGTGGTACCATGTCGGGCAACATTAATATGGGTTCAAACCGTATTTTATCTGCGATTGAGACTCCAACAAGTTCGGCAGAATTAACTAGCAAAGCATACGTTGACAATATTTTAGGAAGTGCGGATTCTGCGGCATCTTCTGCGGCAGCGGCCACGGTATCTGCGGCATCTGCTCAACTATCTGCATTAGCAGCGGCATCGTCTCAAACGGTAGCAACAACGCAAGCAAGCAATGCGGCAAACTCAGCATCAGCGGCAGAAGCACATCTGGATAGTTTCCAGGATATCTATTTAGGAACAGCGGCAAGTGATCCTAGTACAGATTTAGATGGGGATGCTTTGACAGATGGAACGCTGTATTTCAACACTACGCAGAATAAATTAAAGGTATTTTCTGGTAGTACGTTCAATGATGCGGCATTTGATGTGGGAACCGCAGTAACTTCTTTTTCTATACAAGGTGGAGCGGCACAAACCGGAGCAGTAACACTTACCACCGCAAATATTACAACTCTCGCCTCAAACACATTCGAGCCAAAGGGGGAGGCCGTTAGCCAAGCAGTGGCTATGTCCCTTGTTTTTGGTGGCGGTTAAACAGAATTTTTTTCGGAGGATAATATCATGGCATTAGTCGGCCAACCAATTGAGATCGGTACAGCATCTACTACGTTGATGACTGTGCCTGCAACATTAGAAGCATCGTTGCACAGTTTATTAATATCAAACCCTACTGGTGGGAATTTAGATGTAACGCTATCATATTTTGATTCCAGTACATCTAGCGAACTGAGTTTACTTACCCAGACCGTTACCGGAGATACAACCTTAAAAGCGTTTGATGCTCCGGTCAACATGGCTTCCGGAGATAAAATTCTTTCGTCGGCCTCGGGTAGCGGATTGATTGCGTTAGTAAGTAGGTTTGAAAATAGTTCAACACCGGCCACTACAGGATTTAATCCTGCGGGAAACTGGACTTCCACTACCACATTTGGTCTTAATGATGTGGCTTACTTAGAAAGCGATGGAAACAGTTATTTATCCAGAGTTGCTAGTAACTTAAATAACAACCCCTCGACATCAAATGCAGAGTGGCAGATATTTGGTGCTAAGGGAGCAACGGGAGATGTTGATTTAACCTCATCTCAAACCTTAACAAACAAAACGATTGATGCGGCAGTAAGCGTTAGTGCCGCAGGAACAATTACTAGCGGTAGCACCGTATCAGATAGTGATGGCAATTTAAGAGATATACCACTGTCAGGCTCTATTAAAAGTGATGCGTATACCCTAGCGGTTGGCGATGCAGGAAACCATGTTGTATTTAATAGCGCAAACGTAAACTTTACTGTTCCTGCTTCTACCTTTGGAACAGGAGATATTGTTTCCATAATCTCTACAAACGGGGCTACCGCTACTGTATCGAGTGGAATAACCAATATGTTTGTTGCAGAGGGTGCAAGTGCAACTGCTACCGCTACGATTGGAGCCAATGGCGTTGCATCAATTTTATTTTTATCAGCATCTTATGCTGTACTTACAGGGAACGTAAGCTAATGGTTGGAATACATCAATTATTATTTTCTAATTTTTCGGGAGCCGCAGGAGGCGTAGTAATAGAGACTTTTACAGGTAGTGATACTTGGACTTGCCCTGCTGGAGTTACAAGTGTTGATTACCTTATTGTTGCAGGTGGCGGAGGAGGTCATTCTGGTGGAGGAGGTGCAGGTGGGCTAAGGCGTGGTTCTGGAATGACTGTAACACCTGGAACTGCATATCCTATAGTTGTAGGTGGAGGAGGTGAAGGTAAGTTAGCAAATAATGCTACTCATACCTATGCAGAAAATGGAGATAATTCAAGTTTTAATGGTGTTACTTCTACAGGGGGCGGTTGTGGAGGCCCGGAAACAGGAAGTTTAGCTCAAAGAACCGGTGAAAATGGAGGTTCGGGTGGTGGCTCTGGTGCTTCTAATAACACTACTCCCAATGGAGGTTTTTCTGCCGCACTCCCTGGAGGTCAGCAAACCCCACACGAAATTACAACTTCACAAGGAAACTCAGGAGGAACAAATGGTGGAAACAATGGGTCACCATTTCCAAGTGGAGGTGGCGGTGGGTCTAATGGAGCAGGTACGAATGCCTCTAGCAATACTGTCGCAGGTAATGGAGGAACAGCCGTAGATTTAGATATTACAGGCACTACTGTTTACTACGCAGGAGGAGGCGGTGGTTCGGCTTATGTTGCTAGCAGTCTTACTGGAGGAGGTTTAGGGGGAGGAACTTCAACAGCTTCTGAAAAAGGTGGTGGTGGAGATGGAACAACAAATACGAATACGGCAGGAGATAATGGAGGGGAAAATACTGGGGGTGGCGCAGGTGCGGGGTCTTCAGGGGCGGTAGGAGGAACAGGTGGAAAAGGAATTGTAGTCATTAAATATACAACATAAGGTTATAAATGAAAGAAGAAAAAATTTATAGATTAACTGGCATTGACAGTGCAATAGAAATGTTACGCCCTGGCGCTAAATGGGAAATTTCCAATTCTACGTTCACAAGATGGGAAGATGATAGACCATGTCCTTCTATGGAAGAACTTAAAGAAGTGCAACGTAAAGCAAGAGAATTTGAAGATTCAATACAAACAATTTGGAAACCAGAACAAGAGCAAGAAATACTTAAAATGCGAGGAATTATTAATACAGTAAATCCTGATGTTGATGTTTCTTTGATAGGTGCAAACGGAGATGTTTGCGAAGAGTGCATGGAAATTCATGGGCACGAAAAAGATTGATTGCTTACAAGGTTTGAAAAGATTACATAGGAGCATAAAATGGCACATTTTGTCGAGTTAAATAGTGCAAATGAAGTTCTAAGAGTTATAGCCGTTGATAATGAAAAAATAATTGATGGAGATGGAGTTGAACAAGAATCCATAGGAATATCATTTTGTAACAATTTATTA